CTACCGTCATAAGGATTCTTCTTTTTCTTTTTGACAACAACAGTCGAACTGTCATCACCAGTTCCAGCAACGGTAGAACCAGTTACATTGGCTGGTGCTTCTTCGTTCTTAATCCCCAACTGAGGGTCATTGTAGAACTTCTGCATAATGTCATCAAATTTGATACTCACAGTAAGTCTCCTATGTCTAGTTCTTTAATATCTTCAGCAGAAACAAAAATCTTCTGCTTTGTTTTCTTATGAATTACAGGGAATACATCAACACCCAAAATAGTGTCTGCGGCAGATACATCTTCAAATGTCTCAACCTCATCCCCGGCCAGTGCATCAATCTCATCTTCGTCTTCCTCTCCTGTTGCAATAACATCTTGAGTCAGAACATAGATTCCCTTTGATAGTTTACCATTGTCTAGAGCTACTTCCTCTGCAATGGTATCGTCTAAAGTCATTCCTTGTTCATCAAGAAATTTCATAAATTCTTTTTCGAACATCTTGTCATCTTCGACATGTTCTTTGAAAGTGTCCTTCAACAGAAACAAGGCAGCAGCGTATGTCCCAACCTTTGTTCTAAGGCCAGGCACCTTCTGAAATATTTTCTTAATGTTAAATACCAACTTGTGCAAAATTGTATAAGCGTTCTTTTCATCCACCTTATACAATTTCTTATCAGTTCTGTTACCCTTCTCATCAATGATGCCCATCTTGTATGCATCAGTTTGGTCAAACGGTGTAGTCAACAGTTTGATAAAACGGTATGTAACAAATAAGTCTACTGCTCTTCCCATTATAGTTTCTCTAAAGCCTTCCTAACGATTTCATCTTCTTCAACATCTTCCAACTCACCTTCTGGTAACATACCAAGGAAGTTCATAAATGTTTTAATAACACCCCAATATTCGGGTTCAATCTTAAATACCAAAAGTGTCGAGGCAGCATCTGCCCCAAAGAGGTTATTCAAAACAATCATATGGTTGAGAATGAGTCTTTCTTTCAATTCACCAGACTCAACATACTTTCTCAACAATCGCTTTATATACTTAAAGCGTTTCATGTCATCTTGAAATTCACTCACCCCCGAACATTGTGGGTTATCGTAATGCTTGATTGCAAACATTACGATGTTGTCATTAGTTAATTTTTCAAACATTATAAAACCGTTTTATTAAACGATTCTAGTTCTCACAAAGTGTGTTCCAGCTTCTGTAACTTGGTGATTGATTTCTAGTGAAAGTCCACCTTCTACTCTATGTGAGATACCATCATCGTTGACATCTCCATTTTCGTCTTTACCAAATCTTCCACCAAACTGAGTTAGTGGAAGTTTATATGTTCCACCTTCAGCAGTGCAAGTCACATCTTCAAAAGAAAGAGATAGTCTACCTAGTCTTTCTCTAATTTTCTCAACTGCATGTTCTGGGATTAGATATTCAATCTGTCCCATTGCACCTAAGAAACCATTGATTCTTTCGATGGTCTTTGGGTTGGCGATATCGTTTGCAAAATCAGAACCGTCATGTGGATAACCAGCGTCAGTTGCTTTCTCTGCAATCATTTCGTTAAATTTTTTCATTCCTCTTCTCCGTCTAGGTCGTCACAAACGCATGGGTCTTCTTCACAAACATTACATCCAGCATTTGGATTCTCTTCTAGAATTTCTTGAATCATGTTATTAGATTCAGTATTTGCAATTTCTTGGATGGTTTCCTTTTTCTTAATCGGCATACCGTTTGCACCCATGCGTTCAGACATATCCTAATCTCCTTATGCGATTGTGCAACCGTTGTTTGCAAGAACCAACCACTCAGAGTTAGTGAACACTAGAGTGATAGAATCACCAGCGTCATCCAACGTAATGGTTGAACCGTTTGCAAAGTTAGATGGTGTGATAACAGAGTCACCACCGTCTGCAATCAGAGTAATGATTTTGATTTGGCCACGAGTTCCGTCTGCAAGAGTTCCAGCGTGAGCTCCACCAGCGGTGTCAGTGTCAATGTGAGTAATAGATTGTGCAACACCAACCGCAGTTGTAGTGTCATCAATTACTTGAGGTGCATCATCCAACGCAATGTATGTTGGGATGTTGTTAAAAAAGTTTGCAACCGAAATCTTCTTGTTTACAGGGTTGCCACTTGGGTCATCAATCACATGGATTAAATCCTCAGACGCAATTGCGTTACCCAAATCTGTTAGTGCAGTGATTTTCTTATCTGCCATTTTATTTCTCCTTAGTTAATTTTAACCCTCAACTGAGTGCCTGCGATACTGCAGCGTCACTACCGTCTTGCGAGGGAATGCTACTGTCGGGACTCGACTCACCTAATAGGGACAGAAATACATCGCATTGCTGAATCGCACCAGATAGTGCGTTTCCTTGTGCTTGCAACTGCACCTTCATCTTATCAATGTTTTGCAACTGACTTGTAATTTTATCCAAGTCAGACTGCAAATCTTTTTTCTTCAATTCAATGTCACTCGCACTGAGTGACTTCGCATCTTTTGTCATAATAACTCCTAATTGTTAATACTACTTATATTAACTGTCAGCACCGATTGTTGTATCATCAGTGTTATCATCACCAGTGATAGAAGACATTGCAACAAGAACTTGAGTCTTGTTACGAGTTCTACCGTGTTGGTCTGTATAAGTTTGGTTAGTTACCCAACCAGCGTGTGCAACGCCCTTATCTTTGTTTGCTTGAATTTGAGCCTCAGCCTCTGAGATACCAGCGACATCTGCCTTTTCAGCAGAAGTTAGGTTCTTTGGTTTGTCAGCAGCCTGGTCAACATTTCCCCATAGTGCCATCATTTTTCTCCTTAATGGTTTATTATAGTTCTATTTATCGAAATCCCAATCTCTTCAATTGGGCGATAGTGTTTGAAGGACTTGTGTGATGAACTCCGATACCACCAGCGGCTTCCCATTCTTTAATGTTCTTTAGATAATCATCAATCAGAACATTTGGTTTACCGTTTGTAGTAGCGTATTTCTTCTTTTCTGCTCTTTGCACCAAGTGGATATTGCCGTTTGGACGAGCATATTTTGCCAACCATGCCTTCTTGCCAGGCCGACTATTTCTATCACGAGTAGAATATGCAGATAGGATGTGTGCATCATACCTGTGGATAAATTTCCACATCTTCTCTGCGCCCGGCATCCACTCTAGTGTGTGCCAGAAATCTTTCTTACCAGTAATTTCTTGCCAACGAACATCTTTGTCCGTGTCTTGGAACTTCTTACCAGTGTGGTCTTCATAACCACCGATAAAATCCACCAAGACCATATCCATATCACAATAAATCTCTGGAAGGTCTTTACTTGATGGAAGGGTTAGTTCCATAATGAGTTTCATTATTTTTCCTCTTTGTCTGCTGGAGCAACTTCAACTTTAGAGACGGGTTTGCCAGTCATGGTTTTGCCGCCGTCAACTGTGCTATTATCCTCTTTTTCTTCGGTCTTGTCAACCTTTTTGCCAGCAGATTCTTTCCACATATTGGTGATTGCTTCTGCGTAACGAGTCATCGCAACAGACTCTTGGAAGGCCTCTTCTTTCTTTGCACCTTTCTTGCGTAGTGCAGCGAGGTCATCACCAGTAATCTTACCGTCCTTGTTCATGTCGATTTTCTTCTGCTTTGCAGTCAACTCTTCATTAGTTGCCTTAATTGCTTTCTCAACAGATGGATGCTTAGAAAGTCCCTTCTTAATCTTTTCAATTGTAGAGACAATCTTAGTCATGTTACCACCCTTCCAACGAGGGTCATTGATAACACCAAATGCCATCTTGATTTCTTTATCAGAAAACTTTGCAAGTTCATCTAGGTTCTCTTCTTTCTGAACTTCTTCATATGCTGGTTCAATTGCAAGAATTCCCTGTTGTGACTTAGGAACCTTCAATGCTTTGATAGCAAATTGCTTTGCACTCCAAAGGTCATGTGCATCTTTGTCTTTACGAATTTCAATCTTCTTACCTTTGAAGATTGCAATCCATCCAGCAAACTTTTCTTCTCTCATACCCATCTTCTTGGCACGAGCAGAGTTGTGTCCCTTAGACCAATCCAAGTATGCTTGTGAACCCTTAGTGTTAGGGTTGTCATCATACTTCACACCTTTCTTTGCTGCATCTTGTCCAGCCTTATAAGATTTCTGGTCACGAACACGAGACTCATCAACCTCTTCTTTTTCTTTTTTTGCGATAGCGATTGCAGCCTGTTGAGCACGAGAAACCGCCTCAAGAACTGCACTTTCTAGACTACCTTCTTTTGTGTTTAGATACTTGGGCATCTTATTTCTCCTGTGCGTTTAGTTTATTAATTGTTTCTTGTGCCTTTGCAATCTGCAACTGCAATTGTGCGATACGAGTTTTCTTCTTATCTTCACGACCCTGTTCTACTGCTTTTGCAGAATCGGGTTTTTGAGGTTCTTCTTCCTCACGCATACCAGTGCCTGGATTGCGTTTTGCTGCGTCCTTCTTAGCAGCGTCTTCCTTTTCTTTCTTGAGTCGTGCTTGTTTTAGTGGTGAGTAACGACCAACAGATTCTTTCTGTTCTAGTTTACCACCAGCATCAACGAATGCAGCGATTGCCATCTTCTTCTTTTGTTCATCTGACTTACCATCGAACTGAGGTGCGTCTGATTTCTTGAAGTCATCAATCCATGCACCCAAACCATCAGAGACTTTTAGTTTCTCTGCAATCTGCATCGCAGCTTCTTTGATACTTTCTTTAACAGACTTCTTAACCCAAACAAGGATATCATCAATGTCATCAAGAACACCTTGTCCACGAACACCGTTAAGGTTTACTACCCACAAATCGTTGTCGTCTAATGAGAAATCACCAACAACTTTGCCACCCTTTTTAATTGTGTGAACACCGCCTGGTTTACCCTTAACAAGTTCTACATCACCCATCTTAACAGACTTGGCACCTTTCTGCCACTGTCTCGCCATAGGCCCGAACTTCTCTTCTAGTTCAGAGTCTTCCTTAACTTCTTTATATGTGTGATTTGGTTTTAGTTTCTTAGCAGTTGCCATGTCTTTGTATAAACCAACAACCTTACCACTCTTGTCATACGCAGCAACTTGTTCTTCTAGTTCAACTTCTTCAAGTTGCTCCAAAACTGATCTAACAGTCTTAATGTCAATACCTGTTTTCTTGGCGACAATCTCAAGTGCCTTGTCACCCATACCCGCAGTTTTGGCAAATGCAAGACGAAGTTTTTTAATAGTAGCAGGGTCAACCTTCTCTTTTGCTTTTTCGTCAAGTTCTACTTCTTCATTCATCCACTTACCAAAGATTTCTTTTGCAGTAGGACGAGAGTTCTTCCACTTTGTTCCTAGACCTTTAGTGATGATATCCATCATCTTGTCACGAACATCAGTGTCCATATCCATGACTCTGTTTAGAATCTCTTTAGAACTATATCCATCCTTAGCGTCTTTAACACGAGTAGTGAAGTCAAACATATGTCCGATATCTTGGAAGTCTTTCTTGTCAATACCACCTTTAGTCGCACCATATACCTTCAACTCAGAACCGACTCTCTGCCACTTCACTTTCATTTCGTGTGATAATGCTTCCTCACCAAGTTCAACTGACTCTTTTACCAAAAATTTACCTTCAATAGACAAATCATCATAACCACCAAAGTTGATTTTGAAATCACCATCTTTGTAATCTTTTACAATAGTGCCGACTGTTTTTTCATAATGGCGTTGAGAAGGACTTTTCATAGTGCCTTTCTTCACCTTTACTTTATCACCAACCTTGAACTTCTCTTCTAGGTCTACTGACTCTTTATACATGTTCAATTCGTATTTACCGTTGTCCATACCGTAGACTTGAACATGGATTGCACCCTTATCGCCCTTTAGACGATATGTGTTAGTCTTACCCTTTGATGGTTTACGAGGGCCAGATGCAACTTTGTCATCAATCTCTTTGGGGTCAACTGTAATACCAAACTTCTTCTTTGCAAAGTCATATGCATGTTGCATTGCAGATGAGAAGTCTTTATGGTAAAGTTCGTAACCAGTAGAAGACTTACCTTCTTCCAACTCAAGTTCTTCAAACAAACGTGCAGCTTGTCCCAATGTCAAAGTTTTAAATGATTTTTGAATCTTATCAGTAACTTTGAAAGAAACTTTGTTACCACTGGTTTGGACTTCAACATCATATTTCCTACCGTCCTTGCCAGTCATAGTTACTGCTTTACCTTCTTCAACCGATCCAGCAGACTGAATCTGTGATAGTGGAACATTGTATTCCTTACCATCTGAACATTTAATTTTGTATACTTCGGAGTCACCTTCGCCAGTCCAACCGACAACGGTTCCTTTCATACCTTTGTATACAACTTCGTCACCTTTCTTAAAGTGTGACTCAGTGATATTCTCTCCACGAATCTGTGAAAGAATTTCACCCATTGTTGAACTGTATCTAGTCATAGTTGTTTTCCTTTATCTGTATTAACAGATTTCCTTTACCTTTAATTAATCTGTGATATTCCATCTTCGGAATATAATAACTGTTACCTTTCACAAGTTCTTCGGGAAGAGAGTTATCCATTTGGATTTTCCACCCCTCACCTTGTATTACTGTAACTTTTCTAGTGCTCTTATCTCTGTGCCAAACTAATTCTGACTCATCGACATCACTAGAAAATTCTCTTATAATATAATCGTATTCCTTTATTTCGGAATACGGTTTACTTTGATTTGCAACTGTTTTCATGTTTCTTTATGTTCGCCTTGGTAAACATATTTCCACATTTTCCACAAGCAACTCTTTCCCTATTCAAAGCAGATGTTCTCATATTATCTTTCTGTGTTTCAGTTTTGGGAACACCTTTCATCCATTTACCAGTTCCAGCCTTTTTAGCACTTTCACTCATTAGTTTTTTAGTTTCTTCTGAGTGTTTGAAACCAGTTTTTATTTCACTCATTCGTTGTCTATATTCTTCACTTCTTACCACTTCCAAATGAACCTCTTTCACTTTAGGGTCTTTCATTGGATTATCATCTCCAAACATAATATCAGATTGATGCATAGGAATATAATCCATATCATCAAAGTTTATATCAACTGGTTCTATACCTAGAACCTCAGCAATTCTATCCATACAAATCTCCATTTCTTATATTTATAAGAATAAAGATTTACCAATAGAAATTACCAAAAATAGTTGCCGCCTCCTGATAATCCTAATTGTTTTGCATAACGAGGTAGGTTACATGCCCAGTATGATGCTTTGGTTTTATCCTTCTGCATATCACACTTGTGTCGAGCAGCGAATGACTTTCTTGCTTCTGGGTCATTCAACTTAACTTTCAGTCCAGTTGTGTCCCCCCAAGTAACCTTCTTAATGTTTCCTGTTGATGGGTCTTTGACATACACATAATATTTCTTAGGCCCACCCACTTTAGGTTTATTTAGTTCGACATCCTTTTCTTCTTCAATCATAGGACAATCCAAAGGGACATGTTGTCCTTCGTATTGTGCGAACTCTCCAATATCAGTTTCTTCAATTAGGATATTATCTAGTTTTGTTCCCACAACAACACCTTCTCTTAGGTTGTTAAAGAACTCAAAATACTTTTCTGAACCAACACGATAGATGTTATTAGTCTCTTCTCTAAATTCAGTAAAAGATTTAATTGGTTGGCCTGGGGTCATAGATTGGGTTGCTTCTCTACGAGCATCAGTTCCAATCTCTCTGGGGTCTTGTTCTTCTGACTTACCTTTATGTTTCTTCCACAAATCTGCATCAGCAGTTGTTCGTGTCTTACCACCAGTAATAAAAGAATTAACCCTTGCGTGTCCCCATTGCTCTGGAGTAGTGCCTGGTCTATGTCCAGTTCTCCATGCGGCAACACCTCTGTTATAAACTTGTTTTAGAATACCAAACGAGATACCAGATGCTTCTGCCTTCTTTTTAATAGATGCATCTGCGTCTTCATCAATCTTCATTTCCTTATATAAATCTGGAAACTTCTTCTTCATCTTGTTGGTATATTTTGAAGGTTTGGTTTCAGCACTCTTGTCGCCCGGCGCTGGTTTATATGCAGAATCGTCATCATCGTCTTTCTCTG